GATGAAGAAGAACAAGCAGATTCGGGATGCGCACGAAACCGCTGAGAAAGAGAAAAGGTTGGAGTTGGCCGACAAACTGCATTGGGCTTTGGTGCGCGATGTGGGACACTTGGAAGGCTCCAACCGCCGTATCCACAGCATGAACGAGAAGGGCAAATAGTGGCCTCATACACCGTGAACAAAGCGAAACACGCTGTGTTGACACCGGATACGGTGGACACGGTGTCGTTCGGTGATTCGGTGTCTTTCGTCATTGTCTCGAACCGCACTACCTCCGGTTCCCCGATTTTCTTCACGTTCGGCGACCCGACCAAAGGTGTCCCGAATCCGACTGTGAACGGCGACGACTGCTATGTGGTCAGCATCGGTATGACTCTTAGCCTGGTCGGCGACGGTACAGCGTCCGACGTGAAACTGATCTCGAACGCCGCGCAGGCGTACAGCGTGATGGTGGTATGACATGAACAGACTGGATTTGCGGAACGCTGTCAAAGACCGGCTGGCCATCAAGTCGGATGGCTCCGGCAACAGCCTTGACGGGCTTATCACCAACGCTTTCGTGAACACCAGCCTGAACGACGCTCTGAACCGGGTGAGCATGGAACGCGACTGGTGGTGGCTCGCCTCAACTGCCAGCCTGTCGTTCGACACGGTGAACGGGGCTGCGACCCTTCCCTCAGACTTCATGCGAGCCAACGAGCTTGTCATCAACTCGTCACCCGCCGAATGGGTTCCCCTCGAAACGTTCCTTGACCCGACCTCCGATAACAGCACTTACGGTTGGACGATCTACGGCAACCAGGCGAAGATTGTCCCTGTCCCGTCGACGACGACCACCGGCACCTTGTACTACTTCCGTTCGGAACCGGCTCTCTCGAGCGACTCGTCGACCCCTCTGATGCCGGTTGTCTACCATTCGGTGATCGTCGCCTACGCCTCCCATCTGTGCGCCGCCCGACGCCAAGACGAACAGCGCGCCTCCCTGTATTTGCAGGAGTACGGCACATTCCTGAAGTCAATGAACGACGACAACCGGACGACCATCAAACGGCGTATCAAGTTCACTCGGGCGCGCGACTACGCCACTTGGGAGTAACCGATGGGTTCCTTCCAGATCGTCTACGACGACTTCTCCGGCGGCCAATACATGGGGCCGAAATCCACGAACCTGCCGAAGAACACGTTTGATGGCGTGAATACCGCCAACAACCCTCACGGACAGCTGATGGCGTACGGAACTCCGACGCTCGCATACACGGCAACTGCGGTAACCAACAGCACAGGCGCACAAATCCCCGACCAATGGATTATCGGGACGAGCATCTATTCGTTCTGCCAATGGGATGTCAGTTCGACGTGGACCGCCAAAATGGTCAAGTTTGATGTTGCCAACGGAACCGTTTTCCCAACACCGACAGCAACGACCACCAGTTTGACCGGGCAAATCGGAGGCAAAGTCGCCTACGACAATGCGTCAACAAAGTTCTTCTATGTTCGAGTTGATGGGGCGAACTCCGGGTACATCCGCAGCGTCACCACCGGAGGTACTGATGCGAGCGTCTCCACCGCCCTCGGTGGCACCGGCATCACCGATCTCGTCTCCTACGGCTATCGGACAGTCGCATGGGGGCCGACAAGCAAACGCTTGTACTACTCCAACACCGACCTCACCACCTGGTCAACAAGCCAATACTACGAGTTTTCCGGCGAAATCTTGAACGTCTTGCCCCGATCAAACGACCTGCTGGTTGTCTGCACCACCGGTCTGTTCAGCGTTGTCGGGGTACTCGGCTCGTCCGTCACCATCCAACAACTGCTGTCATCAGCGAACACCCCTGAAGGAATGCGCGACGCCATTGTCGTCGGTCGTCAAGCCTTTTTCCCTGACAGCAGCCAGTCCGGCAATGTCGACGGACGCATCTACGTTCTTCAAGGCACCAACATTCAGCCCGCATTCACCCTTGACTACGAAATTGTGGAAGGGTTGAACACCGACGGAGGACCGCAACAAATCAGATGTTTCAACACGGCCGACGGTCAGATTGGCATTCTGACAAAGAACGGCACAAGTTCTTACACGCGCCGCCCAGACGGAACATGGATGCGACACGCCCAGCTTGACGGCGACTTCGCCCCCAGCATTGAACGCAACGCTGTCAGCCAAATGCACATGGGTCGCCCCGGACCCCAAGCACAATCCGAGTATGTCGTCTATGCGATGGCCGACATGGCAGACGGATACGACATCAACTTTTATCGCATCATCAACAACGTGACCGCACCAACAAACACCGACTACGACTTCTCGCCCGCCTCTACGGCCTCAGGGTCAACCGGCTATCCGGTGGGAACAGTCACCCTACCCGAGTATTGGCACAACAAGCCGTTCACCGTGAAACATGCGATCATCGAATGGTCTGGCGACACGAACAGCACGTTGACCGCCCGTATTCGGTCAACTGGAATTTTGGACACCGACAGCCTCGAGGCCTACACAGGAGGCACCTCGTCAACAATTACAACTAACCTTGGGCCGACCGTCGTTTATGGTGTGTACAACACCGAACGGTTTTACATTGACAACGCCCAAAAAGGTTTAGGCGCGAAGGTGGTTCTCGGTCTTACACAATGCCGAGTCAAGCGCGTGATCCTGATGTGCGAGGACTGAAATGCCGTTCGCATACACGTTCCGCGCCGACGACCTTGAGACAATCGCCAACCAGGACAAAGACCTGCTCGAGAACCGGGATCGGGAACTCGAACTGTTCTTACAGTTGGCCGTCAACCCGACCGGCGTCGTGCTTCCTTACTCTGGTTCTACCGCACCGTCCGGTTACCTGCTGTGCGACGGCTCCACGTTCAACGGCGACCAATACCCCGAGTTGCGTGACGTAGTTGGCGACACCTACGGCACCCACAGCGGAACGTCCTACTATCTGCCCAACCTGAGGGGTCGCATCCCGGTCGGTCGGGACAGTAGTCAAACCGAGTTTGATGCCCTCGGCGAAACTGGTGGTGCAAAGACCCATACGCTGACCACCAGCGAAATCCCAGCCCACAACCACACCGTTGACGGCAACCTTGTCCCGCGTGGCACCGGAGCGAACTTCCGTGAACTGACCGACGCTGGAACGGGTGGCAGTAATGTTACGACCCGTGACACAGGTGGCGGTGCTGCCCACAACAACCTTCAACCTTATGTAGTCTTGAACTACATCATCAAGACATGACGGAAGGAGCCTGACATGACTATCCCCCCGTCTCTTGCACAGCCGTCGTTCAGCCAAGCTCCGATCGAAACGACCGACCCGAACGCGATCTCCAAGACGATCATGGACGCAAAAGGCGACCTGATTTCGGCGACCGGTGCGGACACCCCCACCCGGGTTGCTGTTGGTGCGGACGGGCAGGTTCTGGTCGCAGACTCCACCCAGTCGGCCGGTATCAAATGGGCTGTCGACCCGACCACCGCCTCATTTGACGCTAAAGGCGACCTGCTGGTCGGCACCGGAGCTGACGCTTACACCCGTGTCCCCGTCGGCACCAACAATCAGGTGCTTGTCGCCGACTCCGCTGAACCGTCCGGTGTCCGCTGGTCATCTGAACAAGACCCGAATGCGATCACCAAAAGCATTATCGACGCTAAAGGTGACCTGATCGCCGGTACAGCCGCCGACACCCCAGCCCGACTGGCGGTCGGCTCCGACGGGCAGTATCTGATCGCAGACTCGACACAGACAGCAGGCATCAAATGGGCGACCCCGAACATCACCCTCGGTACGGAAACTACCGGGAACTATGTGGCTGGCATTACCGGCGGTACCGGAGTTACTGTCACCGGGTCCGGTTCGGAAGGGGCAACCCCCTCTGTTGCTATCGGACAGGCAGTCGGAACTGGTGACACGGTCGCTTTCGGCGGGCTGAACGTCGACTCCGGCACCCTGTATGTGGATTCCACCAACAATCGGGTGGGCATCAACGACACAACCCCGTCATACAGCCTCGACGTGACCGGAGACGGGCATTACAGCACCAACCTGACCGTCGACGGCACCTTGTATGCGAACCACATTCACGGTGCGCTCGCAGGCTCCCTGTACTACCACATCAAGAACAACTCAGGTTCCACCATCAACGCCGGTACACCCGTGTACATCACCGGCACCGTCGGATCAACACAAACCGCTGAGGTCAGCCCATCCCGCGCAGACACTCCCGCCACCATGCCTGCGGTCGGAGTGACCTCAACGACGCTCGCACAAGGCGACACCGGCCACATGATCGTCATCGGCAACCTGGACGGCATCAACACGAACGCCTACACGCTGTCCCAGCCCCTGTATGTGGGGGCGAGCGGAGGGCTGACAAACACCCGCCCAACCGGCGCGTCCGACGTGATTCAGGTGATCGCCTACGCCGCCCGAATCAACTCGTCAACCGGCGAACTTATTGTCAACGCCTACGACCAAGTCCGTTCCCCGAACAGCATCAGTATTGTCGGCAACATTGAGACGACCGCCGGACAGTTCACCGGCTCCGGGGCCGGACTGACCTCGATCCCCGCAGGCCAGCTGACCGGTACTGTCCCCTCGAGCAACATCGGGAACGACTCGGTTGCGCTCGGCACCAAGACGACCGGCGACTATGTGGCGACGTTGCAGGCCGGTACTGGTGTCACCGTCACCAACGGGTCGGGCGAAGGGGTGTCGCCGACGGTCGCTATCGGGCAGGCTGTCGGTATCGCCGACTCCCCCCAGTTCGCAGCGTTGACGACCACAGGGACAGCCAGCTTGAACGCGGTGACTGTCACTAACGGTGTCGGGGCGGCATCTGCGACGATTACCGGTACGACTGCCACCTCGGTTTTGACGGTGGACGGCATCGAGATTGACACGACGGGTGCGACCTCGAATCAGGTTCTTGCCTACAACGGCACCAAGTTCGCCCCGTCGACACCGGGGGCAGCCGATGCGAACGCTTTGACCGGTACGACTCTCGCCTCGAACGTGGTGAATTCGTCGCTGACCAGCGTCGGAACCCTCACATCGCTTGCGGTGACAGGCGACCTGACAGTTGACACGAACGTCCTGAAAGTAGACACAACCAACAACCGTGTCGGTATCAATGTCACGTCCCCAACATCAAACCTTGATGTTGTCGGCAACATGGTGATTCGTGAAGCCGCCACTCAGGACGGTATTCAGCTCGCTGGTCGTGCCGGTGGAACGGGTTCGGCGACAGTCAAACTGATCCCAGATGTGTTGACGCTCAACCGCACGTTGACTTTGCCAAACGAAACTGGCACCGTTGCTTTGACAAGCCTTGTC